AAAAAATCTATATGTTCCAATCGATTTAATTTAATAAACTTGTTAAATGTTAAAGTATTAACTGACTCATCATACCCGTCCCAATTTATTTTACAATATTTGTCACTAGTGATTGCAGCATTTGTAAAAGACACAGGGTATCCATGTAAATTTTTTTTCAACGTATCAAAAAAAACCGATAAAGGTTCAACCGCATAACAATGTTTTGGTTTTTTATCTAAAACTCTATAAGTAAATTCACCGACGGTTGCTCCAATGTCTACAACAATATCACCTTCTTCAACTTCGAAAAACTTTTCATAATCATTTACTCCGTTAAATATTTCGTCTGTTACTTGTTTTTTGAAACTTTCTGAGGTTGGCCCCCAATTAAAATTATCTAAGTTCATGATTATCTTTATTTAATATTATTTTACTCTAGTTTTATAATTAGTTTAGTCTAGTGAAACAAAAAAGGGAGCTTACGGGCTCCCTTTGAATTCAGCTGTTGTAATTAGATTACTTTACAGTTGAAGTGCTCGCAGCTGTGTCAGCATTAACGGCTGTTGTGTCTACTGCACAAGAATCAACGCAAACAGCGGTTGAGTCAGTTGAAGTAGAGGCAGCATCGGTTGTTCCTGAGTTACAGCTTGTTGCGATAACCATCATGGCAATTGCCATAGCAAAAATTGCTTTTTTCATAGATATTTGTTTTTTTGTAGAGTTATTATACCACCTAGTGTATCAAAGTTTCCCACTCTTCTTATTTAATTCGCGAATTTGTTTGAGAACCCAGCGCTGAGCCGCATCAGCGTCTCGATCTGATTTATTACACGCAGTAATCTCGTATGGATGGTTCTCATAGTTTCGACCGTACTGGTCAAAGTACTGATCGTATTTCTCGTGAATCGGTTGTCTAAAGTGAGTGTACTCATGTATCACAGTTTTAACCCAGTCCTTAAGGGTCGCATGTTTTTTAGGATTAAGCGTAATTATATTACTCACTTCATCGTACTCGCCAAAGTAACAGAAGTTAGAATTAATACGCAGCTTAAGAGTATCTAATTTTGCAAACCTGCTTGGGCCGTACTTTTGAATACACCAGTCCAGTGCAAGCAGAGCACTCTTTCTGGAGACAAGGTTGACCATGATGATAGTTAAAGATTTCTGTATTATTTATCTTATCATTTTTAGGTAACCTGGTTTATAAATAACCTAAATTACGTTTTTTAACAATGAGTCTAAAAGTATTACAGGAAAAGATCGGGGTGACTCCGGATGGAGCTTTCGGTCCTGGAACAATGAAAGCTGCAATGGCTTACTTTAAATTAACCCCAGTTAGAGCTGCACACTTCTTTGCACAAACAGCCCACGAGACTGGCGATTATCAACTATTCACCGAGAACCTAAACTATTCAGCGCAAGGTCTTCAAACGACGTTTGGCAAGTATTTTCCAGGTAATCTTGAAGAGTCCTATGCTCGTCAGCCTGAAAAAATAGCCAGTCGAGTTTACGCTGACCGAATGGGTAACGGTAACGAAGCCTCAAAGGAAGGCTATACGTTTAGAGGTCGTGGTGCTTTGCAAACAACTGGCAAATCGAATTATGCAGCATTCTCTAAGTACCTAAATAAACCAGAGATCATGGCAAACCCTGATCTTGTTGCAACAACTTATGCATTCGAGTCAGCTATGTACTTCTTTGATAAGAACAAGTTATGGGATATTTGCGATAAAGGTGTCAATGACGCCGCTATCTTGGAATTAACTAAGAGAATTAATGGCGGAACAAATGGTCTAGCTGATCGATCGGCTAAGACTTACAAATATTATGCCTACGTAAAATAATTAAATTCAATGGAAAATCAATCGCCAGTTAGCGGATTCTTTGAAGTATTTCTTTCAAAATTAAAGGAGCAATCCTTTGTAATTATCCTGATGCTTGGGGTAATTTACTACCAGCACAGATTAATGGAAGAGCGCGTTGCCTTTTGGCAAGAACAATACGAGAAAAAGGACGCATACATTGAACAAACAGTCAAAGACGACAAGGCTGCTGCTCTGGGCCGAATAGAATATCTTCAAACTCAAAGAGATAAGTACGTCGATGAGGCTTTGGAAGAGTTAAGGAAATAATAAAATAACAGGTAAGTATGTATACTAAAGAACAAATTGAGAAGGCAGTAAAGGCCAAAGGTTATGTTTGGTTTGAAGGAGCCAAAGACTATGATGCAAATCTAGTAGGTATTAGAAATTCAGCAGTTGGAAAGACTGTAACGAATGTATTTGACGATTGGATGACTCTAACTTTTAAAGTAGACGGGCAATGGCAATCTTATTGCTGGGCAATCACAACCGATCCTGGCACAAAAGCCGTTAAGGAATATCATAATCCAAATGGTGTTGCTCGAGTGGTACCAGGCCAATACAGAGGTATGTGGGCTATTGGTCTACACCAAGGTAAGTACAAAGCAATGACTCAAGTAAAACCAGTTAAGGTGTATCGAGATAAGAATAAGGACATGACCTTTGACGAAGTCATTATTCAAGAAGGTCTATTTGGAATTAACGGACACCGGTCAAATCCTACCACTGAATCAGCATACGTTGAGAATTGGTCTGAAGGTTGTCAAGTATTTAAGAGAGTAAAAGACTTTAATGTATTCATGGAGCTTTGCGAAAAGGCTAGAGCAATTCATGGAAACTCTTTCACATACACTCTACTAGAGTCAAAGGACCTAGTTTAAAAGTTAGACCTTTTCAAAATGTGAATCCATTGAGTATGAATTTACAATCGCGCTGATTGCGACAGCAATTGAAGAAGCGCAGCTTACCACCTGAATCTTGGGATTCTCAGTCTGTTCAATTGAATCGGTTATAACCAATTCGTCCAACCACTCTGAATCCTGAATACGCTGATGACCTGCACCAGATAGAACACCATGACAGATTACTGCAGTTACGCGGCTTGCACCGTTCTCTTTTAAGATACGTGCAGCATTAGTTAAGGTTCCGCCAGTATCAATCATATCGTCTACTATAATTACGTGACGTCCTTTAACATCGCCGATTAGATCCATACGCTCAATTGAATTGGGCTTGTCTCTAAGCTTTGAAAGCATTGTAAAGTGGGTATCAGGAAAGCTCTTTAAGAATCTTTGATAGAATTTAGAAGCTCTCTTAACTCCACCAGCGTCTGGCGAACAGACCACATAATCGTCTTGAGGTAAAGACTTTGCGAATCGGCTAAATGCTACATGACCAGGAATCATGTTAACTGGAATATTAAAGAATCCTTGAATTTGTTCAGAGTGTAGATCAATAGAGATCAGTCTGTTTGCACCGGCTGTTTGTAACATGTCTGCCATTAACTTGGCTCCAATTGCGCCACGGGCTCCTTCTCTTCGGTCTTGTCTAGAGTATCCAAAATACGGAATGACTGCAATTACCTCTGACGCTGATGCACGTTTCGCTGCATCGATTGCCAATAGGAGAGTCATAATCTTTTCAGGACTGGTTGTGCTTGAAACCAAGAAGACCTTTTTGTCTCGGATTGATTCCATGAATTGCGGACTAAGTTCGCCGTCTGAGAATCGGTCTACTTTAAATTCGCCTAGTACTTTTCCGTAAGCATCTTCAAGATGCATTGCAATTCGTTCAGCTAATTTAGAGCCGTCTACTGAGAAGATTTTATAGTTCATATTTGTTTAGGTGATTTCTTTGAGGTTCGGATGATTGCCATTTCTTCTGGCGTAAGTAGTGCTCGACCGTATTCTTTAACTCTCTCAGAGTATCGAGACTTAACTCTCTCGCTTATCGCTAGCGAATTACCTTCATCGTCTATTCTGACAAATTTCATGTTCGTATGAGTTACGACGGTCTGAACACCAGTGTAGACGTTATGCTTACGAACTTCTATATAGAGAGTAACTGATGTTGTGCCGAATGCTTTAACACAGCCGTATAACTTTAGGATATTACCTGATTTGACAGGCAATTTAAAAACAAGCTCGTCAATTTTCAAGGTAACAACTCGTTGAGTATCGCAGATTTGAGCTGCATATCCAGCAGCAGCATCGTCAATGAGTCCCAAAATAATTCCGCCGAACATATTGTTATGAACTCCAATATCTCCTTGCTTGCAAATGTAGGTGCTAACTAATTCCATTCTAGACTATTCTACTTAATGGTTGTCTTTAAGTTCTTCTTTAATTCAGATAAATCTTCGCGATACATATCGGTTGGATCTTTCTTTTTGATCTCAGCCAATAGAGCTCTCTTCTCAGCAACTTCTTTCAATAACTGCTCGTAAGTTTCTTTAGTCAATGAATGAATTGGCATTGATAACAAGTAGTTATAAGAGTCATTCACCATATCGAACCCATTCGCAACTAGATCCTTAATGATATCTGCTTTAGGTCGATTGTTTACCTTTAACTTGCCTTCAATAATCATCTTAACGAATCTTGCACGATTTGACAAGTACATCAGCTCTTCGCCGTATTTCTTAATCAAGTATGCCTTACGTTTTGAATAGAATCCTAATCTAAAATTTGTAAAGTACTCTACAACTTGCGGAACATTATCAAAGATGATTAGTTTACCTCTCTCGTCCAAGCAGGTTAAGTTCTCAGTTTCCGTCTCAACCATCTTAAGTGTTTGGTCAAGGCGACCCTTTGCAATTAGATCAGCTAATGTTGCTCTTGCGAATTTAAGAGTGTAGTTGATTCCGTTTGAAGAATTATCTTCGTATGAAAAGATTATGCCTCGATCCTGTAGAGAATTAAGATGAGCCTCGTATTTTTGGAAAGTAATTGATGGAGGTAATTCAGAGATCTCGACAGTTGTTGTGTTTGCAACTCGGTACTGACCTCGCATAACATATTGATTTGTTCCAGTAACTTGCTCAACTGGACCCTTGTACTCGTTCCACCAAGGAAGAAGCTTGCCAACTTTCTTGCCGTCTAATACTTTTACACATGCATCAACTAGGTCTAATGGATTACGGTTTAGGATATTGGTTGCAAAGCCCACCGCAATACCTGAACTTCCATTCAATAAGACAGTCGGAATAATTGGTAAGAAGTATTTTGGCTCAATCACATTACCCTCTTCAACTTGATTCTCAAGCAATTCAAAATCTTTATATAAGAGTCTGAAATTCTTGGTCAATTTAGTTGAGATATAACGAGCTGCTCCAGCTTCAGGCGATCTTAATGATCCGAACTGGCCAATCTCTTCTAAGAGAGGTAGGGAATTCTTGAAGGACTGTGCCATACCAATGATTGCACCATTTAGAGAACCGTCACCATGATGGTAGTGGGCCTCAGATGCGATCCGACCACCTAACTGGAATATCTTTAATGGTTTCTCAGATCCATTACGCCAAACTCGGTCTGCGATAAAGATAATCTTACGAGCAGTAGGTTTAAAACCGTCTATCACTGATGGTATTGCTCGATTCTCTAGCGTGTACATTCCGTACATCGCATAGTCTTGATCGAGATATTCTGTTACTGTTTTATTTTGTAGCTGATTCATTCGGTATTATTATACTTAAATTAAGTCTAAACAGACGGTAGTTAGAAACCTATGGTCTTCGGGTAAAGTTAAGAGCTCTTTAATGTGTTCGTCACATGCTGTCTGAAATTTCTCAGGCTCACTGTTACCCCAAAGAGTTGCTTGATCGAAATGATTTAACTTAGCCAATCTAATCAGCTCTGCATAATCCTTATCTCGTAAGTGTCCTTTTAGTGGCATCAATCCGCCGACGCAAGTATTCCACTTAAGTTTGCGACCATTATAGGTTATCCAATAATAATCCATATCGTCTTCGCCAACGGCAATGAGTCTCTCAATATCCCAGCTTGCATTGATTACGAATTGGCCTTTAAGCTTTTCAAACTCGGCAAGGATTAGTGTTTTATTGTCTGTCATTATACTGAAAGTTTAAGAAGTTTCTCTTTACGCATTGCTGAATCTGTGCCGAACCAGTCGTTAAGACTGTCCTTGTACCTTTTGTCATTCTGCATTTTAACTAGAACTGGATTGTGAATAATATCTCGGTACTCAACGTCTTCCAAAGCGGCAAGACCTTTTTTGTATTCGACATCCCAACCTTTTGCACCAGTCTTATTTTCCCAAGCCGAATACTCTTCGTTAGAATAGAACGGTTTGACCTCCTTGCCTTTCTTTGCAACGACTAACGGTGTCATTACTTTAAAGATTCGACCTTGTTCAAATAGTTCCGGCCAGTACTTATTAAAGAAGTTCATTAGGAGTCCAGCAATAGAGTCTCCGTCTGGATCTGCATCAGTATAGATGTACACGCTGCCATATCTCAGATCACCAGGTTCCTCTCCTAATTTGATTCCTAATGATGCCATAAGCTGGACAGCTTCGTCATTCTGAATGACTCCAGAGTTTGCCATCTCACTAACATTCAGGAACTTACCCTTTAACGGAAAGGCTCCGAACGTCTGTGGATCTCTGAATTTTCGAACGGCTGAGAGAGCTGACATTCCTTCAAATATTCCAAGCACGCATTTCTTACGATCCTTACCTTTTGCATCAATTAACTTAAGTACTTTAGTTGTCGCCAAAGACTTGTTTAATTTTCTAAGTTCAGCTCTTTCTTCTGCTGCTTTCTTCTGCTCAATCCAATCAAGTAGAGACGAGACAACCTCAGATGCAAAGACTGATTTAATAAACTTCTCTGATACTTGGTGAGAGGTACCAAAGTCTTTAGGTTCAGTAATTAACTTCTCTTTGGTTTGAGAAGAGAATGCTGGATTGATTACAGTTGAGTTAATGAAAAGAAAAACGTGATTACGAATCTCAGAAGGCTTAACCTCAACCTTATGTTTCTTTTTAATTAGACCACGTAAGCCTTCGATTACCTGATTTAGGATATAGTTCTCATGAGTACCTCCGTCCTTTGTGCCAATTGAATTGACAAATGATACTGATTGGAATCCGTCTTTGGAAACTCCGAACGCAATCTCCCAATCGTTTGATCTTTCCCATATTGAATTTTGAGTATAGAGATCAACGTACTCTTTAAATGTTTTGAATCGGTATTTCTCGCCGCAGAATTCTAATTTAAGACCAGGATTTGCTGCTGCAATATCAATGACACGCTTACGCATCATCTTCCAATGAGAGTCATCGATCTCGGTCATTTCGAATTTTGCAAGATCCGGTACATAACTGATTTCAGTAAAGCCTTGACCTGTCTTGCTAATCTTTGGAGTGCTACGACTTGACATGTTATTGCTGAAAACTTGCAAGAATCGGTTCTTGCCGTCCGCTGTATCAATCGTAAATTTCTTAGAGAAGATATTAACGAGCGAAGCTCCAACTCCATTTGTTCCTGCAACAGTTCGACCTTCATCATCGTTAAAGTTTGAACCTGCTCGCAAGTTAGAGAAGATTAATTCTGGAATCCAGACTTTATGGTCGGGGTGTTGTAACACCGGAATCCCGCCGTTATCCCATACCGTAATTGTATCGTGAGTTACGCCAACTTTAATTGTATTGATTTTGCCTGATCGTTTATGCTCATCGACTGAGTTTGAGATGATCTCATCAAACAGTTTAAGAAAACCTGGATTATAGGTTAACTCTTCTTTCTCATAGACTCCATCTTGTAGAATCCATTCGTTTGACGTGTGAGGTTTTGTAGAACCAATATACATACCTGGACGTTTAAGCACGTGCTCAATCTCGTCTAACAACTGGTACTTCTTGCTTATTTCTTTATTAGATGCCATATCGTTTATTGTATTTGCTATAATCACAAAGGTTTTAGCGTAGCCCAGCTGAGGTACGCCGATTAAGAATATTATACTAAAGGTATGGAGTAATGGTCGACTTAGTAACCGTAGTCGTCTTCGTCGTCTTCTGAATAGTTCTTGTTGTCCCAAGTGTATTCAAGATCGTCAGTATCGTGGTTGCGAGTAATACCGTATTCTCTTTCATATTCACGAGCGTTCTCTGAATAGAAATCCCATAGACCCATTGCATCGTCTTCATGATGAATCGAATCCATGTAATCTTTGTATTCTGCTCTAAGCATCCTCATGAATTCGGAGAGAGTTGTTGCCTTTGGATCGTCAACCAATCCCAATTGCTTAAGGCGTCCAATATTGTTTTGACGATTCTCTTTTAACATCTGTGAAAGTCTTTCAACCTCTTTAAAGTCTCTAGCATCGAGTGCTTGATCAATTAGATCTTGGATCTCAGTCTGACTAAGTTCTCTATCTTCCGGCTCTTCAGCTTGGAAGCTTGGGAAATCCTGATCTTCAGGTTCTTCAGCATACTGATCTTCAGCATACGGATCTTCGTAATTAGCAGAGTCAACTGAGTCTTGCCAATCCTGAAGTTCTTGTTTAATTATTTGAATCAGCTTACGAACTTTGACTTGAGCCTTTGGCATAGCCTCTTCAGCCGCAGTGATTTCAGCCTCAGTGTATTGAGGCTCTCTTTCGCCTGGCGTTCTGTATAATGGAGCCGCTGTAAATATTAAATTCATTAGCTCAAGGAATTCTTTGTCAGGTATTAGATTTGCATCAATCATTTTACCCCAAACGTATTCACGACCATTTTCAATATCATCAACTTCCGAAAAAGACTGGATAAAATCTCTAAGATCTGCTGCGGTTAATTTAGCACGCTTTAGGTCTTGAACCTCGTCTTGTGCAGTATCAGTATTCATAAATACTTTAGCAATAACTTCATCACTAAGATGTGCAAGACCTCGCTGATTAATTATTCCGTAAATTGCCTTGATTGCCTCGTGGAATAGCATTGCCTGGTCTAGACCCAAAATGGTTAAAGTTGGAGAAGTTTGAACCTCCTCAGCGGAGTCTTCAGTCTCTTCAGACTCTTGCTCTTCTTCTTGCTCTTCCTTTGCTTTAATTGGTTTCCATTCAATCTTAGATATTCCGCTTAATCCATCGCCCATTTCAATCATGCGAGCGCCTACCTCTTCTGGGATTCTCCAGTCGCGAGCATTACAAATATCAGTAATCATAACCAATAGCTCAACCATCTTGTTGGCATTGGCTTCGCCGAATAGTTGAGTTAATCCATTTACGTTAGTATCGCCCATTAACATCTTCTTGGAATTAATGGCCTCGCCTTGCGCAATCATGTTCATGATCTTACGCTTGTAAATTGCATTCTTTGTATCTTCGTCTTCAATATCTTTAAACGATGGCATCTCCGGTTTTTCATCAGATTTTTCCTGATCCATCTTTTGTTTCATTTCACGTTGGTCGGTCGGGATTCTGATGTCTAATTCGGTGCCTTCTAAAATTAGTCCGTATTTTTCCATGATAACTTCTCGAGTTAGATCCTCAATCTGTTTCTCTTTACCGCGTTGCATCATCTGTACTTGACCAACGGCTCTCATTAAAGAGCCCATGTCGCGACCGTATTTGGCCTCAACCTCTCTTGCGCTCTGTTCAGCACGTTGATTTAAGGAATTTAAGTATTCTGGCGAAATCGCGGGATTACCCTTGATATCCGCTTCGTTTAAGAATTGTTTAAAGCTCTTCATTTGTTAGCATTTTAAGTCTTTTTATTACGTCGTCTGCTTCAGCCTTTGCTGGTTCAGGTTGTTTGAATGGTTGTTTGGTTGGGATTGGACTCGGTCTGCTTGGTGTAGAAGGACGAGTCGCTGGTTTGGTTGGAGCAGGTTTAGTAGTTGGCTTAACTGCAGGCTCTGCTGCCCAATACTCAACGATCTGATCAAAATCTTCTGGTTCAATTGACTCCATTACGGCATCAACGTCTCCTCGGTTTAGACCAAGTTCTCTGAGTACATCGTTTTCCTGCGCCAAGATATTTCTAACTTGCGGGAATACTAGACTTGGATCCTCCTTTGCAATCAAGTTTACCTCAGCGAAAATTGAAAGAGTTGAGTCGATAATTGCCTGAATATCTTGATCACTAGCCTCAGCTAAGAGCATCTTAACTAATTGAGCAGAGAATTTAGAGAGAACTCCTTGATCCTTGTACATTTTCAAGACCTGATCTTGAGTTAAGTTTTCTTTAATACGAGTATCAACAATATGTAAAACAATATTTAAGGAATCTTGGTTTGCAGCTGGATCAACTAGATAACTCTGTTTAATAATATTAAATAGGAGCTCAACTGGTTTTGTTTTATCTAATTTAAGATCGTAAACTACTTTCTTAACCATCATTTCAGTTGCAAGCTCTTGCACAACATTTGACACCAAAGCTTGTGGATATCCCAATTGAGTAAGGTGCTCAGTTGGATCGCTTGATTTCATAATGTGTCTGTCGTTAATGTCATGAGAGGTTCTAACTTTACCATTATAGTAAACAGTTGTTCCTGTCAAGAAGAGAGGATCGCTTGGATCTGTACCGAAATTAAAAATATTTAATTGAACTGCATCACTTGCATAACTTGAGAAAGAACCACGGTTAATACACCAGTTTGCAACTGCGCATAATTTCTTTTGTGCATTCTCTGTACGCATGCTCATTACCAAGTACTGTTCGTCTGAATAGATTACTCCAGCCTCAGGTTCAAGCTCTTCAAGCTCTTTAACCTTTTTGCTTAGGCCAAGGTTTGCGAATCCTTTAACGTAGTTTGCAGTGTATTCTAAAACTTGTTCAATTGTCCAAGATGACATTGCCTTGATCTTTGCAAAGAGTCGACCGATTGCGCTTTCACCAAGCTCTTTTAATTGAATAGCTAGAGTAATTGCCTCCTTCTTTCTCTCTCCGTCTAGTGCACGATATTGATCTCTTAAAGTTCTTGGCAGAGATTCCATAAACCATTTCGCGTCTTTTGCTCGCTCCATTGTTCGAAGTTCGTCCATTAACTGTTCAAAACCTTGGATACCATTAACTGGTTCAAGGTTTGCCCATTGATCAATTGGAATCGTTAACTGCTGTATCAAGTGTTTTTTAGTCTTTACGATCTCCAATAATGAGGTTAGGTCTTGGATCGTTGCTCCATGATCGAAATGGAATTTGATAAATGGCATTGCATATCCTGGATAAGCCTTAACTAGATTAAGTATTTGTAGATAAGCTGGCTCAGTTAAAGCCTTGTCTCTCTCCTCTGGAGTTAACGCATTTGGGTCTTTACGCAATCTTTTCGCGTATCTCTTTTGCATATAGATCTTGGCTGCAGAGATGTTCTCATTAAGAGAGTGTCCAGCCAACCAGTTACTAAATGATTCTACTATTCTCATCTTTATTGTTGTAGCTTTTTTATGTGGTCATTAATTTGGTCAATGGCAGATTGAGTATCAAATTTTAATCGAGTGTCCATCTTTAAATCAGCTGCTCTTAATTTTAAAGTATACGATTTAAGCATTAAATTAAGATACTCAAGCCTATTCATTCTATAAAGCGGCTGTGCTTGATTTGATAATTCCTTTGCCTGTATAAGTAGGTTGTCCGCTTCAGTACGAGTAGGTGCAGTCTTCTTCTTTACATTGTACTTCCATTCAGTCGGTTCAGGATAGAGAGTAGCATGTTCAAAGTCTATTTTTTCTGAAGCCCATAGCATTGCAGTATTAAAGAAATCTGCAGTTGAGGTCACTTCTCTAAACTTTTTGATCTCAATATTCATTGATCCTAATCCGCCTCTTCTACTCCATATACCGACATTAATTCCTTTAGGCGTCATACGTCTAATTACTTTAGGGCCAGGAAAGAATCCAATACCCCAACCGTCTTTGACACGATAGTTTGGGTCTAACGAAAATACTACAGTTCCATTCATCAACTGTCTTGGACTTGAAACCATGTGTAGACCTTTGGCGAAAAGAGCCTTTGCTCCATCAGAGCCAAGGCCAGCTAAAGTATTAATACCTGATAATTCACCAAGGTTTTTTAAGATTTCCAAATCTTCCTGTTCTTTATAATTAAGCTTGAGCCCTTTAACTAATCGCTGATATGCGCTAACGATCTTTTTAAATTCGTCTTTATAACCTGAATCGTCAATTAAGCCCAAGTCAACAAGTCGTTTAAGATTAATAGCTGTCTTGCCAAGACCGGTCGCTTGAGACTCAGCGTCTGTGATATCTCTATTCTCGGAAATGTATTGAGCAAATTTAAGTAGTTTCATAATTAAAAATCTTCGCTTCCCATTTTTGTTTGCGGGTCAGAATAGATTGCGGAATAGGCATTTGAACCTGCGTCTATCAATCTTTCTAACCAACCTGTATTTCTGAGTCTCTTGAAAACAAGATTCTCTATTGAGAACTCGCCGTCTTTTGCAAGACCGTCTTTACGAGCTTTCATAATTTTTTCTTTTAAGACTTTGACACGATCGGCTAAGCCTCTAGCATCTTCAGAATCAGATCGCTTGATCATCTTCTCAATCTCTTCGATCTCAGTCATAAATGCTTCAGCTTTTCTAGATACATCTTGCGGATCAACGGTTGGCGGATTCCATTTAGGTTTTACAATCCATTCAGCTTTGAGTAGAGAATAGAGACCTGATGCAATGTGGGGTTCATTCACGTCCTGCGCATAGAGCTCAACGTCATGTCTGCGAATCACGACTGGGTGTCGCAAGTTCCAAACGAAACGCTGACCGTCCAGCCCTTTCTTTACTAGCTCTGTGTCCTCGCTAATCTGCGAGAAGTCTAGTAGCACGTGAACGTCTAAGTCCGAGTTCTCGGTCCAAGTGTAGTTCGCAATTGAGCCAGTTAATTGAATATCGGAGATTGGAACTTCAATCTTAAGATCTGTGTAGAAATCGTCTGCAATCTGCAGAAGTTTCGTTCTAACCTCCGGATTAAACTCTTCACCGTTCCAAAATGCTGGATGCAAGCCCTTTTGATAGAACTCGCTCTCATTTATAAAATCTGTAAATTTGTTTAAATATCTCATCAGGTTTATTTATTCCAGAAAATCTTAAATATTAAGATACTTATTTTTGTACACAGTTCCTTCCAAGATTCCGTAATTGACTCTAAATTTTTGAAGCAAGTACGGAAGACTAAGTTGATCCTGTACAGACCAGATGCAATTATGATAAAACCAGTCCTTAAATAAGTTTAGATCAGGATTCTGCACGGCTCTATTTGAATAGACAAAGGCTCCACATTCAAATAGGGAATCGTCTATAAATTTTGGGTCAGCTAGATATGAGGAGACTTGGCCTGCCATATCTTCTCCAGCATATCTGTCAATAATGTATTGTGAATCATTGTTTAGGCGATCGATCACGTATTCAAGCTCTAGTTGGATTGACTCTCGAGCAGAGTGCCTAAAGAAACAGGCATCTTTATCTGAACAGGCTTCAACTAGAGACTCTGCTGCTTTTGGATTGTCAATTCTTAATTTTGAGTCTACCCAAATGTAATAGTCGTAACCTGGAAATTCGGCCCATTGTAGCATCTTTGGCATCTTTGCTCTAAGTCGTGGATGCATTGCATTAAGCCGATCCGCTTGATTAACTGTCTTAACTTGATCAGTTGAGGTTAGTGTTGCCAAGTTATCCGAAATCCGGTTAACCGTTATGTCAAGAGCATTAGACTCCTGTTGAACAATGTTATCGGGCAATGAACTACCAAATGAAGCGCTAGTTATTAATACTCGAGGTCTCATCTTAGTGCCATGTGCCAGCCGTATGGCCCGATATTTCTGATTGTAAAGCCGTTGCTGTTTATCAAATGGAACGATGCTTCAGTTAAAGACTTCCAGGCAGGATTCAGCCAATCATGGAAGCTTACAATTAGCTGATCAATCTTTGCAAAATCTTCAGTATCCATTGAGTGTAGTAACGGAAACTCGGCACCTTCAATATTCATTTTTAAGATTGAGATCCTGTCTATTTCAAATTGCTTACAAAAACTCTTCCAGCTTAAAGAAGGAGTCCATTCTCCAGAGCTATCGCCGGTTGCAATGCTAGATGCGTCATTATCGAAATTCATTTTAACTTGGCCGTCAAAACTGCCAACTATTCCTTTAAATAGTTCAGCTCCTTCCGGCATAGTTTTTTCGAATGGATCTGCTCCGATTACTCTCTTTTTACCAATAAATGGTGCTGACCAATTCCAGTGAACGCAACCTAAATCAATGATGCAGCCATCGTGTTCAAAGGCCCTAGGGTCTATTCTTGAGTAATTTTCGCCAGGAATAGTTTGAATTAAATTGTCCAATTAGTTAGCTATTATTTTTAATAAACTCTCGCAATAGGAGAGAATAGTCTTTTTTCCAATTAGGTCTAAGTGTAACTTGACCGGTTGGAATTTGGCCAGCGGCTCTCAATGATTCAACATGGTCCGAGTGTCTTGTTATAACATTAGGTCTCTCGTCATTGTCTGTTCCCAGTCCGCTCATGTGATATCCTCGACCACCCCACATGTAGAACCAGCTAACTTCATTGTCGGCTGGGCTGGCTAATACAATATTACGGCTTGCGTTCTTGATTGCAATAACAAATGTCATATCATAACCTGCATTTTCAAGAGGATGGCCACCTAATTGTTCCCAAATTCTTTTGCTGTACACAATACCTGAGTTTCCAAGACCGGTGATTGCGCTAATATTTGGTTCGTTGAATAGGACTCCACGTTCCCAGTGTAATAGGTCAGAGCCTTCAGTAAAGAACTTGGCAATGTTTGTGAGATGGTTAGGCATAGCAACATCATCATCATCCCAAACAGCAATGATATCAGCTGAACACTTAGAGACTGCAAAGTTCTCCTTTTCGCCAATCGTTTCAAACGTTTGATCTAAATTGTAGATCTTCACATCGGGATGATCGTACTCTAATTTTTGTAGAGGATAGTCATTTACAATAATGAGTTCCTTTTTACCAGGATACTCTTGTTTAATAAATGATTCTATGCTCTCTTCTAATAAATTAACACGACCGTAAGTAATACACTTACACGAAATAAAAGGATACTCCATTAAGTTGATTTGTTTATTTTATTTATAGGGGCTCAACTACCTCACCATTAACTAGAAATCCCTTAACATCTGGAGTTGTCTCAAGAACTCGGTTAATGTAGGCTTGTGGATTCTTGATGTTTGTGTACACAATGTTTGAGCCATTCGCGGTGATCACCGTTACCTCCGATCCGCCTGGTGTCAGACTTAGTTGATTGACTCTGAATTCTGGTTTTACTCGTATTTCGTTTAAGTTATTATGCTGTTCCATTTGGTGGTCGGTTATTTAGTAGGTATGAAATAATAAAGACGGTTAGCATAATTGGCCATAGCACAACCAAGATTACTCGAGCCAATACATCGGTATCTGCAAGAGATTTAACTGGGGCTTGGTTATCAAGCCATTCAAAAAGGGCTCCCCATAGGAGCCCTATTATAAAGTATATAAGCATGTAATTTATTATGGTGCGTAAAGAATTGTTGGATTGTCCTTATGAACATCAACGTACGCGCATTCTGATTTGAATTTCTGTAAGTTGAATGGAGACGTTATAAGATGCTTACCGTTTGGTGTTGGGATCTCCGCATATATCATTCCACCCATATCGTTTTGTTCCCATAAGTCTAGGATAATTGACTTAATGAACTGTTCGTCATTGTCAGTAGTTCCATCTAAATCGATTAACCATTTCTTTTCTGGATCAGAATGAAATTCTCCGCAAACTGATGGGTAGATATTACGAGCAGCTTTAGTATCGCCGCTAATCAGCAAGTCAGTTAATCGCTTCATCATCATTAACGCGATCTTATCAGTATGCCTAACGTTCAGACGAATGTAGGCTCTAGCATTATAGGCTTCGCAATCCTTGATGATACATTCTTCAAGTCGAGCCAAATCGTTTTGAGAGTACAGATAATAATCACGAATGACTTTCATATCCACTTCCATATCAGGATTGTCTTTACGACGCTGATATATCTGAATAAAATAGAAGTTGCCAGGTTCATTGAACCTTAAAAACTCCTGTATTTGTTGAAAGTTATTTGTCATGATCTATTTTTATTATATTATACTCTCTTCTGCTTGAATTTGGTTATCCAAATTTTGCAATGCTTTTGTACTTCTTCTTGATATCTTCAATCTCTCGCATTGCCTCGTTAAACTTGCCCTTGATCTCATCGTTCACTGTGAAGTCTAATATGGTTTGACAGCTTGGGCAAACTGAAACCGGGTGTTTCATTATGAATTGCAGGTCTATGCCTAATGGGGTTCTACATGCTGGACAAGGTAATGGCATGCTATATTGTTTTGTCAGTATGACTCACGTCATCTAATTTTTGAATTAGCATCTCAACTAGTCTGGAAACTGCTTCAGGTTTTTCGTCCTTTTTGAATTTAACTTTAACGGTTGCCATGCCAGCTTTGTTATCCGAGTTTGGCGAATTACTGTCAACCGAAATATTTGTTACAGTATGAGTGTAGTCAGATGCAGTTGCAACTCCTAGTAGTTTACACGTTGCATCGTCAGCTTCGCCAGTCTGTGGAATCTTGTGCTTCAATTGATATAACATTAGAGCCTCTCTAGCCTTGGGCCCAATAACTCCATCGACTCCATTCTTTTTGGCGCCAGTTTTTCCAAGCATAGTCTTATATGGATCGCCTAACTTAACTAAGGCTTCTTGAACTCCACGAATTGTCTGATCTTCAATCTTCTTAAAGATCGGCAAAACATTTTCCTTAAGACTAGACGGAGTTCTATCATCGGATGCGAGCAATCGGATATCGAAATTAATATCTAATTCTTCTAGCCCCATTGAAGAATGGTCTGCTAAAATATAGAGCGGAATTTCCAAGGTCTTGTCGCCAAGCAGGAATGTTTTAGTAAGAGGTTCGCCATCTGGGGTAAAGTACTTTGCAATAGTATTGATGTGCTGTCTTTCCTGAATACCTAGAACTATCAGTGCTGCTTCTTGTAGACCGCCCAATAATTCTTCTAGATTGATTTTAGCCATAATTATGTGATTTGTATTAATAATTATACTACTTAAGCTGAATCGGTTTAACAAAAAAAGAGACCAGTTAACTGGTCTCTTTAAGGTCTATTGTCCGAGTACTGATTACTTGTTTGGATCAGCAGTAAGAGGAATCAAAGAAGGCTCTAACATTTGAGTCAAATAGTCAGAAAGCTTTAACATACCTTCAGTTGCAGGCAATTGCTCAGCGTGTACTTTTACATTGTACTTTGCAGAGTTATCTGTGCTACGAGTGTTCTCTTTATGAGTCGCAACTTTACCAGCCATGCTCACCGAGTACTTCATTCCCCAGAATCCGCCAGAAGCAGAAGCTTGAATTGAAGATTCAGTATCAGTACTTGATTTGTCTACTTCAGAAGTTTTTACTTCCATTGTGAATTCAATATCAGCTGATGTAATAGCCAATGAAGGAAGTGGAACTAAAGGTAACATAGGAACCTTTGAGTATAGGGTTTGAACTGTTTGTTCGCCAGTAGTACCGTCAGTAACAACTCTGTTCATTTCAACATCTAAAGAGCGAGCTTGAGTTTTGCCGTCTTTGTCTGTTACGAATGCAACTTCAGAAATATATTTCCAAGTTACATCGTTTAATTTTGCTTGTCCTTTTGCCATACCAATAATAGGAGACACAATAAGGTCTTCAATTGGTAATCCAGCAAATTGTTGTGCGATGTCTGCCATTTTTAATCTGGTTTTCTAGTTATTTATCTGGCTGGAGTGTCACTATTTCCACACCAATTGAATAACTAGAATCGCTAGACCGAGCAGTAGGCAAACCCAAGTCTTGGTGTTTAGACCTTCAGCGAATAGAAATTGAGCCATCACAGTGAAGACAAAGATACCAATTGTGAACCCAATTAATCGACTGGGCCAAATTGTACCATCGAATGCAATAACGAAATGCTTAACCGAATTCATGAAGAGCCACGAAATCGGAATACCCATTAGGATAAGCCAATTGCGATTCTCTTTAAATGATTCCCATTTTAGCGGGCCCTGTAGTTGAATGAATGTTAGCGACTGAGCGATCAATCCATAAAGAAACCCCAAAAATAGATTCATGTTAAAATAACTTAGAGATTAGGTAGACAACACCGAAACCAATTCCGAATGCTATCATAATGAATGTTGCGGCATGTGCGTAATCGACCTGGTCTTTACGCTTTCCTTGCCAATCGTTTGGATCAAACTGCTTATCCATAAATTACAGCGATCATAGTTATGCCACTAAACCATATTAATGCAGCGACTGCTGCGATCCAATCTTGCTTGGACCAATGTCTTATACTTTTCATATTAAATCTTGTTTATAGACTTAATATACTAAAGGTCAGATAGATTGGTCTCGGCCCATTCGGCCCAATTGCTGAATACGGTAGTTGGTTGCTGTTCTCTATTTTTGTAGATCAGCTCTACTTTTATGTCGATCTCGTCGTTCTGGTTGAGCTCAGAAAGTTTTGCGTTAATTTCAGGCTCAAGAATATCAAGGCTCTCAACTGGCCCACGGCAGCTGAATTTAACGTGATTTACTGGATCCGTATATCGTAGGCTGTACGGCATAAACACGGTTAAATAGACACCAAGTTCTTTGGCTCTCTCCTTGATTTCGGTGTACATTCCCTTGAGCACTGTCAAGTATTTTAAACGGCCCTTACGTAGTTGGGAGATAGGGCCATCTACTACAACAGACAATGCATTAATCTCAAACTCAGTTGGGTCCATTAGCCCTAGTCTAAATAGTCTAAGTTTTTGGTTAATTGAAGTAGATTCGTTTATCGGCTCTTCATCAATTACCTCTCTAAGCCATGGATACCAAATTGAATCTGCTTGATACGGATATGCTTTGATTGGTGAAATGCCTGACATTGCAAGCTCAGGTAAATTACTGAATACTTGAGCTGACCACTCAGGCATGTGCCATAGCCGGGAGCTAACTGTTTGATCGTCAGTTGACTTGCCGGCATAGGGCTTGGATTGTATTGACCTGCCAGCATAGGAATTGGATTGTATTACTCCAAACCTCTTAACGAATTTTTTAAACTCTTTAAATTTAGCAGTATTGGTATGAGCCGGGAATCCCAGATCAGGATCAGTGGGCTCGCTCTGAGTTTCAATCTGAACCAGGTTAATTCGGCCAGTTAGACCCAATCTGTCAAGTCTTTTCCACCTATTGAATTTTTCAATTGCGTCTTCTATTGAAGTTGCCTGCGTAGCGTGCTCAACTGACTCGTTAAGCTTGGGCTTCTGCATTGAGCCTGTACCGACCAGTTCACGAGTATATGGATCGTAGAACTGACCCTCTTCTCGTAAGTGTAATAGATCCCATCTGCCAGCACGGGCCTCGCGAATTAGGTGATCAAATATTTCGTCAGAGTCTCCTTCTTGACCAAACCACTCTTTCCAATCTGACCAAATATCGTCAATACTCTCCTGCCAACCATCATGGTTGTCGCTAACTGGCCAGTTATCGTAATCGTACAGAGTAAATAGTGGACCCTGTGCTACGTAATGATCTTTGTGCTTGGTGTCTGCGAAATCATCTAATGATTCCCAGTGTACAGTAACGCTCAGCACTTTTAAACCTGAGTCAGAGAGACCTAACTGTACCAGTCTAAACTTCTTCTTTGCAGTAGACGGCTGATGTAGATCTTCGTATAGTTTAAGGTACTTCAAGTTAACCAGATTATATTTTATAGAAATGAATGCCTGTTACTGGATTAATGTCCGCAACTCCTTTTGCTGCTTTTTGTAAAATATCGCTAACTTGCGAGAACGTGATTTTTTGTGGATCAACACCGCCTTCAACATATCGGTTGAAGATTAGATCGCCATTTGGCTTCTTCACAAGATCTCTAAAATTTAGATCGTATGTCTGAACTAGCGCTGACCCAACTACTCTGTATTTTCGAGTAGTATTGTTTGCAGTGATCGCAACAACGTTCTGCTTACCGCCCGATGTGTCCTTCTTCATGGTTGCATCAAGCGGATTTGAATAGGTTATTGCGGTCGCCGTTGAAACTGATTCAGAGTCTTCGTATAGTTTAAGGTACTTCATAGTCATTTTAATTAGTTTGCAGGCTCAGCGATTCCGTCGATATGATATTGATTTCCGTTAGCGACTGTGAATGTCGGTAGAGTTATAGCTCCAGTTCCAGCAACAGTATCTAATGGATCAGTGCCGGTAGCGCCGCCACTAAGATCAATCGTCTTAAGAATCGTGGTTGTTCCGGTTATTAGAGCGTAAACTGTATCGCCAGCTGAGACCGTAATTGTGCCGCTTGCTGATACTCCAGTATTTGCAACGATTGAACTGTTTTTATAAACCCTAAAGCTTGCTGCAACTGAGCTAGATTTAGAGTAAGACCAGTGCAGAGTCGCTGGAAATAGAGTGGTTGTCGTCGTTAAGCCGCTATCTGTCGTAGTAGTGGTTGTACCGGACGAGGTCGTTGAAGTAGTTGTGGTCGCAGGAGCCTCAGTCGTTGTTGATGTCGTTGTTGCTGAGGTCTGGATGTTAGAGCTCAATATGAATACTCCGTCGGTTCCTTCGGCTGGCGTAATTAGTCCGCCTGATCCAAAATCGTATTCGTAATAGATTCCAGTAATTCCCATGGTTAGCAGATCTCTAAAGATTTTCTTGTCTGCACTTGATGGAAACTGAATTATGAGCGGGCTCTTTGGCCAGTCTCTAATCCATAATTCAATTTCATCTGATCCGCTAACATAATCGTACAAGAGTATGTTATTCGCTGGGTCTGGAATAAAGTAAACGGTAGGTTGACCGTTTACGTAGTTAATAATTTGTATTACTTTAGCTGCCGCCATTATCTGTATTATTTAAAATCGTATAGAGTTATTTATCTAACCTTATACTTGTTGAACTGTCCAGTCTGATCCGCTTAGGATGCCTAGCATCTCAGCATGGGTGTAAGGGCCTTGTGCCGTAGTCAAGTCTGCAATACACGCCGGCGTGTCGCCTTCCCACTTAACGAAAGTATTGGTTCCATTTGCGGATTTGCGTAAAGTCTCAGCCGAGGATTCGAGTACTTCAGCGAAATTAATTAGCTGGAGCTCGCTCACGTTAAAGATTAAGTAATTTCGGTTTTCCATATTAAAAAGGTTTTGTTGTTATCTAGCAGATTGTGCATTATAATTTTGAAGTATTTCGGCAGCAGTTAGAACTCGATTGTATGCTAGCACATTACCAATATTCCCATTAAGATAACCCAACGGACTTGCACTTCCAATTCGACCAGCACCAATTGCTAGAGCCTGAGTACTCGAAGAGTTTTCGCTAATACCTGCATTTGATGAGCTTGAGTTAAGCGATCCGTTTATGTAGAACGCAGCAGTCTTTGTTGAATAGTTATAGGTTACTGCAATATGAGTCCATACATTGGTACCAATCGTAGCTGAGCCAGTATCTCTAATATCTTGGTTCGACGTATTCCACCACCAAAGTTTACGATCAGATCCAACCCAAAAGGCCCAACCTCCGTAGCTTCCGCCTGGATTATCAAATTCCTTGTCAATGATTGCGGTTGGACTAGCAAGAGTTGCACCAAGTTTAACCCATGCACAAAATGTTTTACTTGAGCCGTCTAGCCCCAAATTCTGATTACCAAAGGTCACGTAATCGTTTGAACCATCAAATACAAGTGATCCTCCTTTTTCAGTACGGTAGGTTGGACCGTTTGTTAGGGTTCCGGTAGCTGCTGTGTTGCTTACATCGTACCACGAGTTACCTGAGTTGGGATAAGATGCTGTAAACCCTGCATCAACATTTAATACTAGACCGTTTGTTACGATCGCTTCGTAATCTCTATTGACGCAGATCTTATCGTTTAGACCGGCATAGTATGCCAAACAGGCAGCGGCCGTTGCATAACCGGCAGGAGAGGCAACTGAGCCAGCAACATCTCTATTTGTCATGGAGATCAATTGAGAGTCTGACGTTGGACAGTAAATACTTGGACCACCACTTATTTTATTCTGATAGATTGTGTAACCTCCGTTTGGTGGAGTTATGCCAGAATAGAATGATGTTCCAAAATCCGCTGATCCTACTCCAATTAGCATGTTTCCCTTTCGAATGCAGGTGGTTGGCGTAGAACCAGTTGAATATTTTATTAAGTTAGGCATTCATGCTTAATTATTTTATAGTCCGTATCTCGCCTTTTGCGCATCAAAATTCTGCTTGATCTCGTTTGCTGTCAGTTCTCGATTATAGACCTGAAATGTTCCAATGTCTAGGCGATTCGTGTAGTTAGTCGAGTTCATCCAACCGCTGATCCTCATTGTGCTGCCAAATCCTGGAGCTGAACCAGTTGAACTGTACTGTTGACTTAGGTTTTGTTGATTGGCGTTAATATAGATTTTGTTACTACTTGGAATATTGGCATTAGCAGTCATTACGAATGCATAGTGAGCATAGCTACCGCTTAAACCTAGAGCTGAGACCTGTCCAGCTGAGATACCGTAAACGTCTCCATTACCAGTATTAAAGCCCAATGAATTGCCTTGCGTCCAAACATCGTAAGTCGTAAAGCCAAAGAACATGCCGCTCGTGAAAGAGGCCCATCTTATAAAGCCGGTTACTGTTATTGTAGAAGCAGTGATGTGGCTTACGTTGACGTCTGCATAATCGTCAACTCCGTCAAAGTTAAGAAAACTTGCAGAAACCGATTGTGTGAATGTTGGACCGTTAATCATGCCTGCAGTCTTTGCGGCTGGGCTAACGTCGTACCATGTGCTACCGTTTCGTGGATAAGACGGGGCAAACGATGCATCAAAATTTAAGATTAGGTCGGTGGTAACAATCGCCTCATAATCTCTGTCGAGAGCCATCTTATCGGATTGAGTGTTAAACCAGTTAAGGCAGTCGGTTACAGTTGAGTAGTTTGTGCCTGCAATCTTATTGGTTATACGATAGAGACCGGCATCGTTGGCCGCAACATTAATACTTGGACCGCTGCTCGCCTTGTTTTGATAGACTGTGTAACCGTTTGTAGGTGGGGCAATTGCCGACCAGTAATCAGTTGTAACCGTTGGGCCCTTTGCAACATCGCCAACTCCAATCCAATAATTAGATTTTCTTAAAGCTTGAGTCTGTGCACTAGTACTGTATTTAATTGAATTAGCCATTCATGATTGGCGTTATTTTGTCTTCTTCACATTGGCCCAAGACTTGCTTGGACTTGCCGCATTTACTCTGGCCATTGCCCATTGGTGAGCCGTCATACCAGGTCTTGAACCTGAAGAATAGAACGCGCCCAGTCCCTTGGCATATTCCCGTTTAAGATCTGCAAACGAGTAACCTTTCTTGGTTGCAACCTTTCTGATCTTAGCAAGAGTCTCTTTGCTTAGCTTGGCCTCATTAACTTGACTGTCCTTGCGTGGAGTGTTCTTCCAACCCGATTTACTACGCTCCTGTTTTTCCATCTCATCTCTAAGACGGTACGCCGCCTGAGCATCTCCCTTCTTAAGTAGATCCTTGGCCTTGTCCAGCTTCTTGTCTCGTGAGCTGCCTTCCGGTGCTTTGTAGATTGCAGGATTCTCTGACTTCTTTTCGGTAATCGGTAACTGCCAGTTTTCAAATAGTTTAATGTGCTTCACTTAGCGTAGATAATTTTATTGGCGGCTTGGCCATACTCCTTCTACACAGATAATGTAGTTAATTCCTGCATAAGGTTGGCGGTTATTAACTGGTGTCCATTGCTCAGACACTCCAACGTTAGTCACAACGCTAGGAACGCCGTCTCTACCAGTTTCTTTGGTATCAAGCTTCTTCATCTCAACATTAAGGTTAACATGATGGCCTGTGATAACGTTTGCTTCAGTACCGCCAGTCTCGCCGATATTAACTGGAGTTAAACCGCGACCTGAACCTGCTCCAACTGGAACACGACCTCTAAGATCAGGCAGACAGAAAGTAGAGACACCGTCTCCTCCGTATAGGGTTCCGATTATCGCGTAAAGCGGGGTGTAATTTTTAATTGATAGGGTTCGGCCGTCGCAATACATCCAACCGATTGGTTCGTAAGATCCAGCAAAAAGCTTGATCATTCCCATGAATTCTTCCATTGTATTTAAAGTTTTTTTATAGGGTTATTTATCGTCGAGCCACGCAGATAATAGGCACACGGCAAACCAGATTCCATTGACCGCTAGAATAATCCAGAGTAGGGGCCATGCGAAACTCCAGCCTGCATAGGCTTCTGAATTTGATCGCCAATCATCGTCGTCTTGCTGCCCGTCATAGACATCAATACCTAGCGGGCTCTTGAACCTGTGTAGTAGAAATAGGGTTATTAGGTAGCCGACTGAATAGACAGCTAAGATATTGAATGCTGTCATGGTCTACTTGTGTTTTGTGCTCGTGAAACCCCTAATTACTTGACCGACTCTGTACCTGTTATCTGAATAGAACATGATGCCGCATTCAGTTACGTAGGCATACGGTGGCATCTCTCTGGTACCAATCACTTCGGCTATTGTACAGTCAAAGTGTTTCTCAGTCGTATCGATGGGCGGCGCGATGGTCTCCTCATAGGTTGACTTGCCGTTTGGTTGGCTCGTGATCGTTGTGCCTTGACTCGTGAAGTAATGGGAATTGCCGTCATTGAACCTGTACATGCGAATGCCATCGTATTCAAACAGGAACTCGATCTTGATATCGTTGCCGACCGTTGTTGTGGATTGCGGATCATGGTAGCACGAACTCAAGAGGCTCAGTGCGAGTAGAGAAAAGATTAGAGTATTTTTCATTGTGCTTGGATTACGAATTAAGTTGTACTGAGACCCAAATACCAAGATAGGAACCAATCACGGAGCCGGTAACGTAACCGATCCATTGGTGTAGAGCCTCCTCGCTGCGGGCGATCTTGCGGATAATAAAGAAAGACAGCGTGGCCAACATGAAATCAGTTAGTGCAGCTGAATGGTATTGAGTTGTTGCAACTGCTCGGTAATTAATACACAAGAGCGAGTAACTAACGATCTGTATTGCGGCCAGTAACAAGGCCTCTTTGATTTTTTGTTTCATCTTATTTTGATTTAAGTTTAATTAATCCGTCTTTCTGAATGACTACTTTGCTCTTGTCTATGATTTTAACTTCACTTAATAAGATCTTACTCGGCTCATCTAAATAATAAATGTAGTCCTTATCATTTTCCATAATCATTCCCACTTCACAATATAGTGGACTTATGCCGGGTGGCTGAAAATATATTGCGGTCATTCTAGTCTTGTTTGTTTACGTTTATTAAAAATGTTGTGTTGATAGCTCAGGTCCCAGATAAATCGGGTTCGACACGTCCATACCCACCGCTTGACTCTCCACCAACGTTTGAGCTTGACCGGCCACGGATCGTTCTCCATTTCCTTAAGCAGTCTCTCTACTACTTTACTTCTCATCTGACTTAGGTTTAGTAGTTATGTCAAAGGTTGCATAGATCTTTCGGGCCGCAATCTCGTGCCAGTCAGGAATGTTGCGTTCGTGTTTCTTCTGTTCCTCCTTGAGCCGTTGAGTAATTGCCTTTATGATCTGTTCTTTATCAGCAGACTCTGCCGATCCCGGCCAGTCCGTGTACCTAAGACCCCACTGCACATTGGTCCACAGCATCTGCCGTTCGGCCATGGCCTTGCGCATTTTCAGGTGCTTACGTAGGTAGGCAACGCCCCATGCCTTCCATTCCTCTGCCTGCTCGACCGTCATGGTCCAGTCCCGATACCACGCGTCCTTGCGATCCTTGATGTCTTCATAGGTTACGGGGTGGCCTGCAATCTCAAACATCTTGTTAAGGATATCGACGACTGACTGGTCTTGCTTCTGTTCTCGGGTTAGTCTGACAGTTTTCATGGTAAGTCTATTATACCAAATATTGGGGAAAAGGTTATTGCAGACTAGGCAGTCTTAACGATATCAGCTAGGGTCTTGGCTCTAGCGCCGACCTGTTTCGCCCAGTCCGAGTTTAGCATCTCCGATGAGGCAGCACTGAAATTTTGTTGTTTGATTTGGGCTAGAAAGTTCGTGAAGGCCGAGAGACCCTTTTTACCAAGATTGAAAACCATTTCGGTTATAACTCCCTGCACGGCAGGCGGTAGAGAAGGTAGAGTTGGCACAAGCTCCTGTGCATCAGCCTTGGCCTGACCAAGATCGGTCAGTAGCAGCGAGTCTATTTGGGCCTGAGTTAATGATGAGGTTCCGGCCTTGATCTTTTCGGGATTGGCTCCAACCTTTTTTAGTTGGGCAACAGCGTCTTCACGGTTAAGATTGAAACCTACACCAACTGTTGGAATCTGCCTGGAGTCTAGATACTTAACGGGCTTGGAACCCTCATGACGGATAACTCGGTCCTTGATTGAGGCAATGATTGGGTCGGTCGTTGGCGGCGGTGCAGTAAACGAATTCAGGTACCGTTCGGCCCCAATGGTCTTGACGTGGGTCATGATCTGATTACGGAAGCCAGAGTCCAGGATTCCAAGCTCGCCGTTGACCGCGTCGCCCACACTTGGATAGGCCCATGCTCTCTGCTGATCGTCATGCCCTGCCTTTAGGGCCTGATTGACCTTGACAAAAGAGGCAGCATCCGGAATCTGGCGGATTGCCGAGACCAGACTCTCCTCGTCCGTGCCGAGTCCTGAGACTGCGGTCTGAATCTGTGCTGCCAGCTGGTCAGCAGTCGCGGCCTCGTTTAGCCAGCTCTCAAATAGGTTAATGTGTTTCATTGTTAATAGTTGTCTGTGATTAGCGAGCGTATCGCTTCAAGGTCTGTGCTGCCGCAGCTGGCGTCACGTTGCGCCAAGTAACTCGGTTTGAAATCTCCTGTGCCAAGTCGTCGATCGTCATGCTCTGATCTTGCATGAATCTGTCAACAAGCTCTGCAACCTCTTCGCTGCCACGGTTGAAGTACTCGTCTGCTAGCACCATCTCCAAATTATCTGGACGGTTGCGGTACTTTGCTGCGGTCTGAGCATTACGACCTCCGTTAACATCAGCCTCGCGCCAGTCTCTAGTACGAGCCGAGACCCTGTCAAAACGATCGCGATCAGCGGGTTTCATGGCCTCGTAATCGTCCACTATATCTAGCAGGTCCTGGTACGAGCCATCGTCCGCGCCACTACTATGGCTGTGGGCTCTACGCAGTAGGTCATGGGCTGGGTTGCTGCCCTCGGCTAGGAATTCGGTAAAGCGTTTAACTTGTGTCTTCATCTGTTAATATTTGTTTTTATCTGATTATTTATCTAAATCTGAGTCCAGCATATAGGCTGCATCGTGGTCTTCGCCTCTCCACCAGACTGCACGGGCTCCGCTGCGTTGGTCAAGCCAAACCTCAAGGTCAATCGAGCCAAAGTTCTCTTGCGCAATGATCTCAGCGGACTCGGCCTGCACAAGATCTTGCTGGTCATCGAGCGCAAAGAGACCGGGTAACGAGCGCACGAGCGCCTTGAATCTGGGCATGTCGTGCCAGGTCGTTGCAGTTGTATTGAAGACCTCGACCACCTGTTCCAGAGGTAGAACCTGCAGTACGGCGGCCTGATCCGCCAAGCCAAGCGCCTGCAGTCGAGCCGCAGCCGGGCCAAGCTCAAGGCCCAGCACCTTGCACGCCCACAGAGCGGAGTCAACCGTGTCCAGATAGTAGTTGACATCGTTGTCCAGCTGGACGGCCATCAGCTCTTCCGAAAAGTTATCCGGATTGACGACATCTCGGAGCGTTGCAATATCGTGCTCACGCGCGTAGTTCTCAAATAGTTTAAGGTGCTTCATGCTTTTATTTATTCGATAGGTAGACCCGGTTCCAGGCCTTTTCGAGCCTCAAGACTCCGGTGCGCGCCCTACAACAATTAGGTAAAGATACCCAGTCTACTTATACTAGAAAAAAGATAAAGATACAAGACAACACTACAGCCAGACCTATAGGCCAGACCCAACTCCATTCTATCTTACAAGTTCTTTTCATAAGCCTAATATACTCTATACCCGGTAACCGGGACTAGGGAGTACCTGGCAACCTGACCAGCCTCCAGACCCTATAGACCCAGACACGGGACTAGGGAGTAACCCCGAACCCTGAGCCAGACCCCAGACTCGCCTGACCCCGATGGGACTAGGGAGTGCCGGGCAGCCAGCCGCCCTTGGGGTACCTGCTCGGCCTGCTTAAACACTAGGGAGTACGGTGACCCCCTCGGCCTCGCCGGAAACTCTGGACTCCAGGGTCTCGCGGGGCCGGGGATGCCGAGACTATAGGGACTGGACGGGACATGGGGATCCGCGGAGTCTCGGCAGACCGGGTATAAATAAGTCTATATGGAAACACGCGATACACAAGACGGAGCCGAGGATAACAGAGATTACCTTGCGCCCGGCCACGGACCTACTGGCAATCTGGTCTATAAGAAAGATGCAGCTCGGTACCTAGGTATAAGCCTTAAGACTCTAGAGCGCTATGTGAAACAGGGTCTGGTCAAGCCCTTTAAGAACGAGGTAAACGGCCGAACCTACTTTGACCAGCTGGATCTACTAGCCTTACTAGGGAGTAGACTACCCCAAGAACGAGAGGTTGTGCTGTACTGCCGGGCTGCGGGGATTCCGGATCAGGGTAAAGCCGGCGTATCCAGCCAGGCCAGACTGCGAGACCAGGTAGACCGCTGTACCGAGTACTGTACCAAGGCTGGGGTCCGGGTCGATCGTATAATCCAAGAGATTGGAAAGGGGCACACCCTGAATGGTCGCAGCGGGATTGACCAATTGCTGGATTTAGTGTTCCGAAAGAAGGTATCAATGATCGTGATCGAGTGCCCGGATCGTCTGGCTCGTTGGGGCATGGGCGAGGTCTTGGAGAGATTCCTGACCTGGCACGGTGTAGAGCTGCATGTTATAAACAAGGGCTGGTCACGTGCCGAATTCCGCGAAGAGGTAAAAGAAGATCTTGCGGGAATCCTATTCGAGGCGAAACGCCTGCTAGGAGAAGCTTAACTAAATATTGTTGGATTACGGCGGCCCCATTCTCTGAGCAAGACGCCAGCCTGGGAGTTTGCCTCGTTCTCTATGTCAGATCCGTCGGCACCGTCCAAGACCTTGCCGCTGTCGCGCTGATGATGGTGTACCAATTCATGGGCCAAGGTTCTGTACCAGTCTGCACGGACTCTGGTTCCGCGAAGAACCCAGATCTCATTGGACTGTGGATTAAAGTATCCCATTGACTTATTTAACATAGCCTCCCTATGGTCATCAGAAATGTGGATCGTTGGGGTGCTGGTCCAGCCTAACTGCTGACGACAGAAGTGTACGAACTCCTCTAATTCGGAGTCTTCCTGCCATTCACGGGATTCTTTAATGTATTTCATATAGTTATTTATTCATGGAGTTTTCAGCGAACCCCAGAAATGTGACCTTTGTACCTGTCTCGGGGTTTCCCCCAGCACGGGGCGAGCTCCAGAGCCCATGCCAGGTCGGCACGGCCCCGGGGCTTTGGGCGCCTTATTCTAATATACCATTTTGCCCATCATTCGGCAATTAAATAATAAAAAAATAAGATACGTTATGGCTAAACAGATTATTGCAAGACTCCACCTTGCTAAACCCAAAGTAAAGAAACCCGGCGTACACGCCAAGTCCGGTTCCTCTCGCAACAAGAGATCCAAGAACTACAAGAAGCCCAACGTTGGACAGGGCTAAACCCAAAAAAGGGACTCCACTAGGGAGTCCCTCTCTTCATTAACCAATTAACCTTTCCTAGATAGCAGCTAGGTCTGCGTGTTGTAGATCCCAAGTCTTAGCGAATAGATTTCCACCGTCGACCTTGAAACGTTTTGAGTTCTCGAAGTTGAAGATCGACTGGTGACTTCCAATCCATGTCAACTCGTTAACTACATCCCATACAGTAGCATCAGTCTTGATAAACTTCTTCTGTGCGTCTGTTAGGGTCAATGGGTTGTGGCCCTTACGGAAGATACGTTTTGTTGCCGCATCGTATTCTGGAAAGAACTGTTGTTCTGCTGCCTTGATTAGGTGAGCCTTCATGTCAGGATTTTCTTCCTTGATCTGGCCAGTTACTGAGTACATCGCTCGCTCTAATTCTCCGTAGCTTGCACGTGTTGTCATCGCTGTTTCCAATCTGTCTTGGAAAGTTCTTGGTACAAATCCTACCTTTGCCCAACCGTTCATGCTCGTTAAGAGTTCGCGGAAAGCGTCTTGGCCTTTACCAAACTCGAATGCTGTATTCAAGTTTCTGGCTACTGCACCGTTTGCGCAGCTTAGGCGTAAGAAGAAGTCGTCTACTCTTGAGTTGATATTGGAGTTTACTAGGGAGATCCCGAAGCGGAACACCTCGTCCTTACCGATCTTCTCAAAGCCTACTTGACTGCCGTGGATGAGGTTGATACTTAAGCCGTTCTTGCCGCCATGGTCGATTGACTCTACATGCATGTCGGGGATCTCGTTAAGGATCGTCTCCGCCGTGTTGAATAGGGTCTCATTGCTTAGACGATGGTAACGATCTGCCTTTACGATATCGCCAACTTCGCGTTTGTCCGCATCGCCGATAAGTAAGAACTCTTTTGAACCGTCACGCGTTTCTGAATAGGCTTTAACTGCCTGTAATAGTTTGGTCGCGACAGCTCTGTCCTCGTTCTTGTCCATGCGGCTAAGCAACGTGGATTGGATATTGACTGCCTGTCCCAAGCGGTTGAAGAACCTGTTAGAGACTGGGATACGTGCGCCATCGATAAAGATGCATCCGTTCTTGATTGAACTATCGTCGATCTGAATATCAGATAACTTAACTCGCTTTGTTAGCGGATCCTGTCCTGCGAGATTTGCTTTGCTTTCGCTAAATTGACTTTGATTAATCATGTGGTATATGGTTTTTTGGTTTATATTATTATACTAAATTGTCTGTAGCTTCGTCCGTTTGCGGAGCAATAGTTTCCTCTTCAGTTGGGGTCTTAACTGATAAGAAGAGATCGTTGAACTTGTGTTCCAACTCCTGACGACGAGCTGACTCCTCATCCGCAAGTTTAGCAACCTCGGTCTCCTGTCTCCATGAGGTCTCGTCCCACTTGACTTCACCGTTTACTAGGGAGTAGTACAAGCGCTTACCGACTAGGCTTCCTCCACGTCTGTTCTTTGAGAACTCTACGAAACGTCTGCCTGCCTCGTCGAACTTGATCTCCATCATGGATGTGGTCGCATGTTTAAGATAGGTAGATCCTACATACTGTCCGCCTTTCGTCATGTGCTGAATTGCAAAGATTGTTTTGCCGTGTTTGTCAGCAGCTTCGATGATGAGGTTGGTCAGCCATGTCTGGGCTCTCGTAGATTTCCAGCCTAGGATATCCGCAAGCTTTACAATAATATCCTGATGAGAGTCAATCAAGATTACGTCGTGATCCCCTTTGATTGTGTCTTCCAACACCTTGTCGAAACGACCCATCACGTAGTCCATAACCAATAAGGTCGGAACGTTCGCAATGATTGGGGTTTTTTGGAAGTAGAAGTAGAGATCGTTACGAGTCATCTCACTTGAGATGTAGAGGATCTTGGCCTCGGGCTGTACTCGCTTGATCTTAGAGATAAGATCCAATGTCACGGTTGATTTACCTACGCCCGACTCGCCGATTACAATATTAGCAGTTCCCGAAAAGATACCACCGTCTTCCGTATGGTCCGAGAAAAGCTTGTCAATAATACCGCCCGTCTTGTAGGCTTTAAACTCTGGGAAATCCATCTCACCGATCTCGATAATCTCGGCCACCATGTCTTGGGGTACCTCGATGGTAGGGGTTACTAGGGAGTCCGTCGTGATACCGGCTCTGAGCTTCTTTATTACTCCATTGAAGAGACCGTAACTCACATTGGCATCTGCACCTGTGGTCATGAACTCTGTGTAGAGCTGCTGTACTGTCTTGTCCGTTGGGACCTCGCCGTTATGGCTTTGTTCGAAGAAGGTTCGAACCGTAAGTTCTTTTTTTCCGATCTGCATATTTTATTTGGGGTTAATTGGTTTATAATATTATACTACAGTTCTGCAGTTTTGGCTTCAGTTCTTCAGTTTTTTATTATTTATTTAGACTGAAGAACCGGCCGGACTAGGGAGTACTACTCATCAAAGTACAGGAACTCAACCGCTTCCGCGCATTCAAACATTCCAAGGTCTTCGAACATGGTGTAGGCTCCGTCAGCATCGCTCATCGCGACCACCTCCATTGCCTGGTACACGGCGTCCTCGCCGAACTGGGCTATTGCTGCATCTATTTTTTCTTGTGTTACCATAGTTTCTATTTTATAATGATTGTAAATTCTGAACCGAAAGCCATTTGATATTCGCGCTCCAACTCTCTGGCCTCTTTAAGAGTTTTAGCGGTGTCAACTACCACGCGACCGTAGCGCGATACTGCTATGATTTTATATGTCATGATTAGATTGATTTTAAAAGTTGAGTAAATGTTTGAGCTTCAGCAAGTGGCTTATCAAAACCAGTTGCTCGTGAAAATGCTTCGGCCTTGCCGTTGTGGCCAGATTTACCGGTTACCCAGAAGAGTACCTCACCGGATTCGCGATCGCAGATTGAGAAGGAATCGTATAGCGGTCCGCTCATTGGGCAATTGTTCTTGAAGAACACATAGGTCTTTGTACAATCGATAGCACGACCTGATTCGCGAAGCGCATTGACGAACTTGATTACTTGACCCTGTAGTTTCTTTGCTCTCATGGGTAGAGATGAGTCCTTACAGAACCAATCATAGAAGTCATGGCAATGTGGATAAAGAGCTGATTGGCCTTGGGCCCATGCGTACATTTGGTCTGCGATTGATACTTGATTTTCTGTCATACGTTAAAGGTTTAATGGTTTAAGAATTAATTGATATGTAAATATAATACATTAGTTTGACACTAAAAAACTTTTTATGACTTATTTTCAAAAAAGTTATTAACATTGGATTGTTAATAACTCGCAGAGTCTGAGGCAGGTCGGAGTATACCTCCCGCTTCCTTGTTCCGAACCGTCCCGTCTAGATTGATTGACATAGTAAATATAATAAAAAACCCTGAATCTAAAAAATCCAGGGTCATTTATTTTCAGGAAAGTTATTAACAATTTCTAGTGTTCAGGAATCTCTAATTCTAGGTCTCCGATCTTTACTGTCTTGCCGATGAGGTCTCGACTGCTTGCCGCTTTGGCATGGCCGCGGTGGTCATGGTAATCAAGGTCTATTTCTTCAGTCGCGTTCGCAAGTAGGTTAAACATCTGTTCCGGTTCTTTTACACAAACCTCCCTGCCGTTTTCATAAAGGTATAGTCGTACTATCTCGTTCATGGTGGTCATGGGTTTTTTGTTATTTAATAAAAAGAAAGGGGTTATAAACCCCTTTGCAATATTTCCTTTTCTCTTTGAGTTAGGGACTCAACTCCCGATCTCGAAATTTTATCAAGGATTTCGTCCACCGTTAAATCCGGTGTTGCAGTTTGCGCTGCCGTTTTGAGTACCGCATTGATCGCTTGCATCAACGCCTCAGGAAGATTTAGGTTCACCTTAGTTTCTTCCATTAAGAAGAATGTGGCTCCTGTTTCCTTCACATCCTGGGTGATCTCTTCCTCTGATGATTGAGTATTAAAGACCGACAGGATTGCGCCCGGAATTGGTGCGGCGAATGCGGGTCCTACAATGTGGGGTTTCAACGCTTGTGAAACCGCTGGGTTCGGAGCTGAGCCGAATCGAACTAAGAATAATTTTTTCATATTTGGTTAGATTGATTTATAAAGCTAATATACAACAAAACTTTTAAATAAAAAAACTTTTGATGAATTATTTTCAGAAAAGTTATTAACAAAAAAGGGAGCCACATGGACTCCCGATCTTGTCAATAAACCAATTTTACCAATTATACCAAATGTAGTATCTCAGCTAGAGCGCGATCAGTTACTCGTCGGCTCATACCTCCAATATGCCATTCAATAGTTTCTTCTTTCGAGATGCGACGGTATTCTTTCCAGTCGTAGATGGTAAATACATCTCCTTCTTCCGTTTCGCAAATCCATTCGAAATTTACTTTATCTTCTCCAGTATTATCTTCAATCGTGGGTTCTCCAAGGATTGCGATAAGGTCATTCACTGAACACTTTAATACTGTATCGTGGAACGAGGTTCCGCCTGCACGCTTTTCGGTTTTTCTAGCCATGGTTATTTTTTTAGTTGGTTGATAAAGCTAATATACAACAAAAACCTGATACTGGAAAATCTTTTTAAATATTTTTTACAGGTATTTTCTCGATCAAGGCTAGGCTGCCAAGCGGAGACCACATAGCCTCTTCATAGCTTTCAAACCGGGACCGGTCCCATAGCCAGACCAGACCGTGCTTCTTCCATTCCTCTCGCGCTGCACGCTCTGTCCTGCTTGCTTCGGCGATCTGCATCTGAAACAAGGCAATTGCATACACGGCTTTAAATGTTCCGCAGACACAGACAGGTTTTTCTTCTTCCCCTACACGAGAGGTTAGCAACCAGACTTCTTTATTTTTCCGGGTTGGACTAGGCATGTTAATCTCTTTTTTCTGGTACGAATACACAGTAGATACAGAATGCTACACTTACTAGGATTGCTATTGCGCACATGGTTGAATGGATTAAGGGGTTAATAATATTATCTTACCCAAGTTCTTCACTTAACTTCTTGAGGTCAGCACATTTCTCGTACTGCTCTTTCTTTTCAAAATGCAAGATCATGGTCCAGATAGCCTGTTTCTTTTCTTCCATTGGGGTTCCATCGTGCACGACATCTCTGAATTCGCCGGCCAGTGCTTCATAGAGTCTGTCCATGAATCCATCGTAATCTGATTCGCGCAGCCGGATAAGTTCCAGCAGGATATCGTTGTATGTTCTGGTTTTCTTTGCCATATCTTTATTATTTATTCTTGTTTATTTAGAGTCACTCAGCGTGAATCTTAGCTTGTCTATAATATAGTACTAAAAAAGGGTCTTCGGAACACCGAGACCCTTAATAATAATTTGGATTACTAGATAAATTGGGTTAGGTAGCCGGTCGGCCAGCCCTCATCGTCCTGTTCAAAGTCCATGTCTGTCTGAATCAGGTCCGAGTAAATGCTTAGCTTCTCGCGTGGTTCCAGCCCGGCAAAGCAGTTAGAGATTAGGGTATCTACTGATTCGTCTGGTACAAACTCATCGTCCAACCTGACTGAACCATCTTCTAACATGAAGATGTCTACTGCTAAGTTCTCTCGCATTATGTCTATTGCATCTGCTGCATTTAACTCTGCAAGGTAAGCGTCTACTTGTTCGAACGCTTCTTCAATTGGAACTCTTAATAGGTCTGGATTTCTCATTGTTAAATCTTGGTTAGGGTTGATAAAAGAATAGAATACACGTTGCTACTACTGCGAGAGCAATGATAATCAATGCTCCATTAATTAGAGAATCTCTTCTCATCATTTTAACTTCTTTTTCTGAAAATTTCTTTGCCATCTTTTTTATATTTTAATTGATTAATAATTTAGGTAATTAGGCGGCGTTCTTTACGAACGCCTTGTCTGCCCATGTCTTAGCTCCAGCCATCCTATAATTATTCTGACTGTATAGATTAGTATTAGACCAGTCTTGATTGATGTCGCCCACTTCCATTGCCAGGAACATGTCCGAATCCATTAACTTGATCTTGTTACCTGACCTTGCGAATACAGTGATGAAGGTTTCTGATCCTTCTGCTCTGAACTCGATTGTCTGCAACGCGCCTTTTTTAAATCCTCTGAATACATCCATTGCAGAGTTCCAAGACTGTCTTCCCCAATTTGCTCTAATGCCATGGTCTTCAACGACTGTCATGAAGCCTGCCTGTACTCGAACGATTGCGCGGTATTCGCCTTTACGGCCTTGGATAAAATCCACTTGGCTGATTCTCTCCGCATTGAAGATTTCAACTGATGGTTTGTAGTCTGGATTAAATTGTTTCTTTTTCATGGTTGATTGATTTGGTTTATAATAGTAAATATAATACTTATTCTTGACAGTAAAAAACTTTTTATGAATTATTTTTTAAAATCTTTCTGAACCTAAATGAGAGCAGGCAGAAGAGTATCTCTCGAGAAGGTTGCTGCCGGCTAGCAGAAGAAAGCTTGAACCTGCAATTCCACGGATCTTATAATCTTCAGGTACTATAACACTGCCAAGTCTGCTGCCGCCTGAATCCAGTGTCATAATGAATCTACCTTCTCGAACCACTATGAATTCGGAAGAGAAGCCTTCCATCGTAGAGCCCGACGCAATTTGAGTCCAGCCAATTTCTTGACCAGACTCGTTTAAGATTTGGAGGCTTGAACCTCGTTGTATAACATTACCTATCATGCTGTTGTCTTTGAATTTTTAATACACTCTTGAAATTCTTCTTCCGTCAGGTCAGGTATATCCTGAGTTACAAGCTTTAGCAGGGTTGCTGCTTCTATCTCTGTTACTAGGGAGTCCTTATTGACTTTGCCCTTAAAAGGATCTCCTTCAGAGAATAGAATCTCGACTGCGGTCTCTGCCCAGAAGCGGGCTTCTAATTGAGTTGTCATTATCATACGCCTACCTCCTTTCTCATTTTAGCACGAGCAACCTTAAGGGCACGGTTAACTTCGACTGGGGTTTTACCTACTGCATCCGCAACTTCCTTGGTAGAGAGACCGTCTCCAACGAGACCGTAGAACAACTCGACGATTTGACGTTCAGTTGGTTTAAGAACGTTAAGTACTCTACGGAGTATTCGGGTTTGGTCCTCACTATCGAATGGGTCTTGGAAATCTTCTCTTAACAAGAGATCGCCTACTGTATCGTCGCCATCCTCGCCGATTGGACGATCCAATTGGATGTTACGCATGTTAATGCTTTCGCCTGCCATCTTACGTTTGTAAAGATCGTATTCCTGATTTACTGGAATTCGGACAGTACGACCGACTTCGCAAAGAGCAAGGTTTAATCTCTTACGAATCCAGAACTGAGCGTAAGTAATAAACTTTACGTCTTTATCTGGGGTAAAACGACGAGCAGCTTCGATAAGACCCGCATTACCTTCTTGGATTAAGTCATCGATGGAAAGACCCATACCGATAAACTTGTTTGCAAGAGTAACAACGAACTTAAGATTCGCTTGTACTAATTGATGCATTGCTCGCTCATCTCCTTTCTGGATGCGGACTGCTAATTGAAGTTCTTCAGCCTTGCTGAGCGGAACTGCTACGGGCGCGATATCTTTGAAATATTGCGGTAGACTTTCTGATGTTTCGAATCTTTTCGACATAGTTGGTTTGGTTTAATTGATTATTATAATGTAAATATAAACAAAATTTCTGACAAGTAAAAACTTTTTATGACTTATTTTCAAAAAAGTTATTAACAATTGTTAGTTAACAACTTGACCGCAATCGCAGCATTTTACAAGTTTGATTCCTGAAACGTGGCGAACTGCTACGTAAGTTCTGATGTGTTGGCATTTGGCTGATTGGTTATTCATAATGTAAATATAACTATAATACTTGACAGTAAAAAACTTTTTGTGAATTATTTTCAAATTATTTTATACGCGAAAAGGGGTCCAACCACGGACCCCAATTCTATCAATCAACCAATAGTATTTTAATTTAAGCAGATTCCTGTTTCTCGTAACAGGTTCTCTAATTGTATATCTTCTTCAGACATGCCTGATTCTCTCTTAACCTGTTTAATACAGAACTGCATAAGCAATCGTTGAAGCTCTTGCGTACTGCGCTCGTCCTGTGTTGCGGCCAATAGGGTTATTAATCCATTACCGATTAAGATAAGTTCTGAATCAGATGTCTTGATTCCGCCCGCGATTAGGCTATTCGCCAAGGTCTCTAGCTCGGCTCTTGTTTTTTCTCTAATTTCTTTCTTATTCATGGTAGTTGATTATTGATTTAATCTTATATTACTCTTTTCCAAGCGCGATGGCCTTGTTCACTTCATAGATTCTTGACCAGAATTCGTTGTATTCAAGTTGATTGTCTGGCTTTACAGTTGACTGTACTCTCGCACCGCCGCCATAGGTTAAGTCAATGGGTTCTCCGATCGTTGGATCAATTCCCTGTAATTTATAGATTAAGGCCTTAAGTATTTTCTTCATAGTTATTAGGTTTTACAGATTAAGTTTGTTTTTTAAGGGTCACGCGATTCCCCCAGTACTACTGCGTGGTCCAGGACCCATGCCTGGGAGGCACGGAAATCCAGGACTAGGTCTATTAACAGATTCGATTGGCCACAAAGCCTTGTGCATCGCTTGCGCCATAGTATTTCTTGATCGCGGCCGGTGCGGTAGGATTATCCATCAGCCAGCCATCCGCAATATCGAACGCCATTGAATCGTCTATGTCTCCGGCATCGATTGCGCCCAGTGCAAGCTCTCGTAATTCAGTATCTAATTTTTCTTTTGTCATAGGTATTAGTTTTAGGGTTTAGGGTTAGATTTATAATCAACTGTTACTAGGGAGTCCGGCTAGGCCAGACCCTTGTCTCGTAAAAACAGGCAGCGCTGAATCCTGGTATACAGGTCCGGCAAGGAGTCTGTCATCGCTAAGATCTTCTTTAGGTCAGGCTTGGGTAGGGTTGACGCAACC